GTGGCTTTCAATTTACTATAAGTTCTACGACTACTAATCAAAATGCATCTACTATATTTGGTGATGACTATGATCTCGACTATCCTAAGATAATAAAGGTAAACTCTGGCGTTACCGTAGGGGCCAGCAATACAAGCAACTATGCTATTAACGTGCCGTCTGGCGCGGCAGGAAATGTAACAATACAAAACGCAGGATCGATACTGGGCGCGGGTGGCGCGGCTAACGGCGGAACAGGTGGTGATGCCATCTTTGCAGGATCAACATGCACAGTAATTAACACAGGCACAATAGCCTCTGGAGGCGGTGGTGGTGGTAATGGCGGCGCAGGTGGTAGCGGCGTTGTTGAGATAAACGCTTCTTTAAATAATTTTACAGATGAAGGTGGTGCGCCGTATGGTGGAGGTAATGCACCAGCAAATGACGCGCCGTCTTGGTTTGATGCAGGTACTACACCTGGATATGGCGGTAGTAATAATTTAAATGGTGCAGGTGTTGTTGCGGACAGAAAATGGGGTGGTATTGACGGTGCTAATCCTCAATCTGGAGCAGTCAACGTAAGTTGGGGTTTGTTTACTGCATCAACTTTTTTTAGAGGCTCTCTCGCAAACAGAGGTCCGTTTTATTGTTCATTTCAATTAGGCACCGCAGGAACTTATACTTTAACCAGTGCTACAATAACATCCACCTATGGTTCAGGATACGGAAGTCCTCAAATAAATATAAGCACAAGTAATACTTCTGCCAGCGCAGGTCAAGGTGGAGGCACTTATACAGGTGGTCAGACAATGAACTTATCCGCAGATACGACTTACTATTTGTGTGGTTATTTAAGTAACATAGGCGGCGGTACGAATTTATATTATAATAATTTTGATTTTAGATTTAGTTTACAAGTAAACTCTATTACATCAGGTGGATCAGCAGGTGCAGGTGGTGCAGGCGAAGGATATAATCAAAGTGCAGGATCAGGCGCATCAGGTGGATCAGCGGGCGGCGAGAATGCAGGCGCAGGCGGAGCTGGCGGTAATGGTGGAGCTTTAGGCGCAGCAGGTAGTAATGGTACGGCAGGATCTAATGGTTCAGGCGATAGCATTTCTTTTCCATCAAGTGCACCAACAAATGGTGGTGGTGCTACATCAGGCGGAGCTGCAGGTAAATATATAAACGGTATAAGTAATGTTACACTTAGTAATTCTGGAACAGTAGCAGGGAACACAGCATAATGCCTTTTACTAAATTACAATTTAAACCTGGAATAGTTAGCGATATCACTTCTTACAGCACAGAGGGTGGTTATGTTAATGGAGACAAAATAAGATTTAGACTAGGGTTTCCTGAAAAGATAGGTGGTTGGGAGAAATACATGTCCTCAACTTATCTTGGATCAGCTCGTGCTCTACATAACTGGTCTGCCTTGGATGGGTCTAACTTTCTTGGCATAGGTACGACTTTTAAGTATTACATCGAAGAAGGTCAGACATTAAACGATATTACCCCAAATAGGGCTACAACCACTAACGGTATTACGTTTGCCGCGACTAACGGATCAGCAACTGTAACCGCAACAGATTCAGCTCACGGTGCGGTTGAGGGTGATTTTGTTGTTATCTCAGGTGCAGCCTCATTAGGGGGTAATATTACAGCGGCTGTTTTAAACACAGAACATCAAATCGTAACGGTGCCAACGGCTAATACATACACCATAACAGCTAGTGCCACGGCCAACGGATCTGACACAGGTAACGGCGGCTCAGGTGTAGACGGCGTATATCAGATAAACGTAGGATTAGATACGACTGTAGGTGGTACGGGTTGGGGCGCAGGATTGTTTGGTGGTATTACAACCACAGCCTTACAAACACAACTTAATGAGGCTTTGGACAATAGTGAGACAGCTGTAGATGTAGATGATGAGACAGGGATTACAACAGCTGGAGATATCATACTGGTTGATGAAGAACTTATGCTTGTAGCAGGGGACACTGACGATAACACTTTAAATGTAACAAGAGGGCATAGCGGTACAACTGCCGTGGCTCACGATGATAATACTCTTGTTCGATTAGCTAAAGGCAACGCTAATACTGCTTCTGATTTTACAGGATGGGGTATAGCTTCGGCTGGAGGTGTTACAACTACCAGTGAATTAAGACTATGGTCACACGATAATTTTGGTGAAGATTTACTTATTAATCCAAGAGATGGACAGATATATTATTGGGATAGATCAGACAACTTGAGTAGCAGAGCTGTAGAAGTATCTACTGAAGCTGGTGCAAGTAATACACCTACGATAGCTAAACAGATTATGGTATCGGACCAAGACAGGCACGTCATTGCTTTTGGTGCAAACACACTTGGAACGACAATACAAGATCCTTTGTTGGTACGTTTCTCTAGTCAAGAATCTTTAGTAGACTGGACACCTACAGCCACTAACACGGCGGGTGATTTAAGATTAGGTGGTGGATCGGAGTTTATACAAGCGGTAGAAACCAAGCAGGCTATCTTGATTTTTACAGACAAAACACTTCATGCGATGAAATTTATAGGACCTCCCTTTACGTTTGGTCTACAAGAGCTGTCTAAGAACATCACAATTATAAGTCCAAAGGCCGCTGTTGCTGTAGAAGATACAGTATACTGGATGGGCCGTGATACATTTTACATATATTCTGGTGGTCGAACGCAGCAGATACCGTGCACTGTGAAGGACAAAGTGTTTCTAGATATAAATACCAGTCAGTTAGAAAAAGTATTTGGCGGTGTAAATAGTGAGTTTAGTGAGGTTATCTGGTTTTATCCGAGCGCAAGTAGTGAAACTAATAGTAACTATGTCATATTTAATTATGCAGACAACACTTGGTATTACGGCACGTTAGCTAGAGATGCGTGGATAGACCGCGGCTTACGGACCAATCCTATTGCAGCGGGTGCGGGTTACTTATATAACCAAGAGATTGGTTTTGATGATGACGGATCAGCCATGTCTTCTTTTATAGAGTCAGCTCCCATTGATATAGCTGATGGTGAAAAGTTTGCGTTTATCAAAAGAATTATACCTGACATAAGCTTCAATGGATCTAGTGCTTTAAGTTCTCCAAATGCCACCTTTACATTAAAAGCGCGTAATTTCCCTGGGGTAAACTTTACAGATACAGATACAGGCACGGCTACTAGAACCAGCACGTCACCTGTAGAAGCGTTTACAGAAAAGTTAGATGTTAGAGTTAGGGGTAGATCTTTTGCTTTACGGGTAGATTCAGATGCACTAGGATGTAAATGGAAGCTAGGTTCTCCTCGTATAGATGTTCGACAGGATGGCAGACGATAATGTTAATAACCAGTATACCACAGTACATTCAAGGACTTACCAATGCCAAGTTAGACTTGACTACAGCTAACGCTACAACCTTGTATACCGCTCCTAGTGATGCAGACTTTAATGCATCTATTGTGACTTCTATATTGGTATCAGAAGATAGCGGTAATGCGGATACCTTAACCTTGACACTTACAAACGGTACGGATGTGTTTAGTTTATTTAAAGTTAAGGCGGTTGGGGCTAATGCAACGGTAGAGTTATTAACGCAAGAATTGGTTTTACAAAGTGGAGAGATTTTAAAAGCCACAGCAGCTACGGCAAACAGGCTACATGTAGTGGCTAGTATACAAGAATTTACTAAACAAAGAATTACTACGAGCGCTATTATATAGGATTGAACAACTAAAACTTTCATGGTAAGGTATTAGGCATGACTGCAAATTTAAAAACAGAAGAGATACCAGCTGGCGGAATTGCAGATTTTGTAATGACGGACGAGCAGATAGAGCAACTGGAGGCCGAAGAGCTCAAAGAGCAGTTTGGCACTAATGGTATTGCGCAGTTCTCGGATGTTGGCAAGAAGATGGCTAACTTTGGTCGTTATGGTGATGACACTGTAGCTCACGTTGAAACAGGCGAGCTCATCGTCCCACGGGCCTTGATTGAGAAAAACCCAGAATTAAAAGAAAGTATATTTAATCACCTAAGAGAACTAGGTGTAGAAGATCCTGAGAGATATGTTGTTGGTGAAGTTAAAAACAGCGTAAACCCAACTACAGGATTACCAGAGTTTTTCTTTAAAAAGTTATTTAAATCTGTAAGCAAGATAGCTAAAGGTGTTGGAAAGGCTTTGAAGAAGGCCGCTCCTCTTATTATACCTATGGCTCTTAATTACTTTGCCCCAGGATTGGGTCAGGTTTATTCAGCTGCACTTGGTGCAGGTATTGGTACCTTGGTTCAAGGTGGCACTATAAAAGATGCGTTTAAATCTGCTTTAGTTGGTGGAGCTACGGGTGCTCTTACTGCAGGGTTTTCTGGTCCTAAATCAGGTATTGGAGGGTTTGGAGAAAACATTGCTGCTGATGTAAACATGGGAACTAGCAACATAGGAAATGCTTTTTCTCAAGGAAGTTTTGCTCCTTTACAAAACACTAGCGTACCAAGTCTTAGAGATCTTGTTGAACCAAAAACAGATAGCACTACTTTATATGACGGCACCAAAGCCGAAAGCATGTATCCTGATGCTAAGAATTACAGCGTTGAAGCTAAAAAGCCTATTACAATGGGTGAAACTCTTAAAAAAGTAGGTCCCGTAGAAAGTTTTAAACAAGGTGAGTATGTAGATGCTTTTACAGGTGGAAAAAAATTTAGTGCTATAGATGTTTTAAAAGCACAAAATCCTAAGATTGATTTATCTACTTTAAGTAAAGATAGTGTTTTATATCAGGAAGCTCTTAAAAAAGCAGCTGAGTTAAGCCCTGGAGTTATAGGAAAGTATGGACCTTTACTAGCCGCAGGAACAGCCGTAGGAGCTGCAACAGGTTTTTTTGATGCACCTGAACAAGAAGAAATAGAGGCATCTAGAACAGGCATGGATGTTTATGAAGAAAATCCTGATGTATATAACGTAGCAAACCTAGAACCTCTCTATATTGAAGGCGATCCAACTGTCGGAACAAAGTATCCCTACTATATGCCACAAGCTGTAGCTGAAGGTGGCGAGATATTTCCAAGACGAGTAGGCGGTATTATGCCTGAC